AAAGTCACAGAACCAGCGACGGTTTCCAGGTAGCCTACGATCTCATTGGGCTGAAAGACGCGCCCCCGGTGTGCCCGAAAGATCGTTGCAGAGCCAGCAAAGCGGCGATGCTGAGGGCTGGTAGTGGTAGGAGCACGGACGAAATAATCCGTAGTGGGATCGCCCTGCTCCCGCACTTCCACCGAAGTACAAGAAACAGGAACCACTACCGCCTCTGGCGTAGTCAGGTTGTCCACTGTGAAGTTGAAAGTTTTCGTCGCCATGCTAGATACTCAGTTTGGTGGACACCTCGGCTGACGCACCAACTATATCTTCGACCCTGGTATCAACGAAGCGGTAACGACCCACGTTGACCCTAGTAGTCTTCTGGCCCAAGGTGTTGATGTTGGTGATTACCTCGAAGGGGGCAATCAAATTACCGCTGGCGTTCACGTGGCAAGCTCTCGAACTCGATCGACTTGATCCTCTGGCTGTGGATCGAGTAATGAACCTGCAAGTCCTCGATTTCCGGCATGAAGGCCGGGGGCTTACCTTGCTCCATCATCTGCTCTTCCAAGCGGGCGCGGGTAGCGTCCTCGTTGAATTGGGCAAACAGGCCGGTTTCGCCGAACAGTTCGAAAATCTTCTGCTTCACGTTCACATCGTTCAGGTCAAGAGCCTTGCGGTCGTAGAGATCGAACAATTCTTGCCGCTTCTCTTGCCGAGTGCGCGGAAGGCCCTGGGCGGTGGCCACGAACTCCACCATCGTGTCCAGGTCCGCATTGAGGAAAGCCTGAATTTGCGTTTCTCGGCCCTTGCCTACGATTTCTTCGATCTCCGACGCGCGCAGGTAGCGTTGGTAGAACTTCACGATCTTGCGGACAGTCTCCTTCCACGCATTGTTCCAGTTCGCTACCGGTCGGGCGAACATAAGCTCTGCTTGTGCGCGCAGAGAGTCAATGGCTTTCCCGGCCGTAATGCTTCCCGGCTGCTTGCCGCGAAACACCATGACGGCCGCGGTGATGTTCTCAATCTCTTCGTGCAGAGTCACTAGCTTGCGATAGATTCCATCGTCCAAACGGCCAGCAGGCTCTCGGTGCGGTGGGGCGGTGCCGGGCACTATTTGGCGCCACAGAACGAGTTTGTCTGCGCGTCCTGTGATTTCGCTAACCAAGCTGTCCTTTTCAACCACCCACGGGGAAACCGCACTGGTCATGCCGTGCAGCTTGATGAGAGATTCGTAGGCATTTATTTCCCGCTGAATCTCTACCACATCGAAAGCTACCGAGCGGGCAAAAAACAGGGTGGGGATCGCCAGGTAATCGGCCTTGGTGTAGGGGTGCTCAACGAAGTCCCACTCTTCGTGAAATATGATGACGTGGTTGACCATGACGGCGTGCAGACCGTCGGGGAATTTATCTACCTTGCCCTTCTCGATGTAGATGTGCTTTACCAAAGCGGAGTCTTTCGCTTGCAGGGTGGAGCTGGAGTAGCCGGTGTAGTAGTAATTCAGGGCGTGCTCGTAGGTGACAGCGTAGCCATCGGGGAACTCGTTGTCGGCCTGCGGCTCAAAACCCTCCGGGAAGGTGTCCTTGTGGCGGCGCGTGATTTCGTCCAGGTGCATCCGTTCAACCCAGAGGAAGTAGGGGGTTTTTCCCATCCCGGTCGCGCCGGGACGCGGAAAAGCGTAGAGAGAATTGCCTATCTCGCAGCGGACTTTCCAGCGATGCACTTCTTCCATCGCGGGCTGTCCCGTTTCCTGGTCTATAACTGGCTGGGGTGTTTCGGTTCGGCTAACTCCCAATTCCCCTCCGCACTCCGGGCAAACCGCCGGCGCCTGCCCTTCAGGGACGGTGTGGTAGGTGTCGCAGGTTAAGCACTGGATCCCGAGAGCAGCCTGCAACTCCTGCTTGGGTTTCTGCCCCAAGGAAATCTTTTCGGGGTAGACGTTCGTAAAAAAGCAGCCCGTCAAGACAAACAGTTGCGCTGCCAGCCCGGCCCGATCTTCCTGCCCGGTATAGTCCGACCTCAACCCGTTTTCCTTGATGGCGTGCCGGGCCAGTTTGCGGCAGATGGTCGCAATCCCCTGCGCCATCAGTTCGTCCTTGGTGGCCAGCACGTCCACTTCCGGCATAACGAAATTGCTGGCAATCGCGTCTATGGCCGGCGAGAAGCGGTTGATCCTGGGAGTGGGGGTAAATTCATCGGAGGGAATCTGGGGCTGGTACACCTTGCGGTCCGCGCTCCATTCAATCCAACTTTGATTGACGTAGAACAGCAGGGTTTCCCAAATGCTTTGATGGTAGATGATATAGGCGTTGCGGAGCTCGTTCCAGCGTTGCTCGATGTAGCTCTTGGCACGCTCGTCCAGCGGCTCTCGCTCGATCTCCTCGTTCTTGCCCTTCCCAAGGAGTGCCGCAGCGGAACTGTAGAGGCTACTCATTAGACCGTAGTGTGCTCGCTAGTGGAAGTTCTCGGAGTCGCATATGGTGGCCTGGATTCTCTCTCTGATGAAAAGGTGCAGAAAGAACAGGAATTTGGCCTTCACATTCCTTGCAGAACAATTCTACACCCCGAAGTCTTTCCGTATGCTCCGCCCTTGATTCGACCGTAATCTCAGTACCTCGACAAACCCAAGTTCTGCGGCCTCCAATTACTTCTATGTATTCATGCCAGGTAGTCGTTTGACACCCCTTGCAGAACTTGTACTGCCTGTCTCCGGGCCTCGCCATCACTAAGACGCTCCGCTAGTCCCATCCTCTTTTCTTTTCACTACCACTTGGGGTTTGTGGTCGAACCAACCCGGCGAAGGGATCAGGACATCGGTTTTGGATCCGAAAACCAGGGGCTTCCCTTCCGCTCGAACCAGGGCTTCGGTGAGGGCGTCGTTTCTCTCTTGCAGCTCGTGCCGGTCCTGCTGGTGGCGGACTTCCATGCGGTCAAAGAGATAGTAGCTGGCGGCGACCGCCACAACTAGGAGCACGCCGAAAGCGATTGCGAGGATGGTCATAGCGCCTTCCCGTCATCCCCCATCACTTCGGAGGCTTTCCCCTGGTGTTCCTTAGCCCACTTCGGATCGGAGATACCGTAGTGGCTGGATTCGTCCAGCATCATGCAGAGTTCCATCTGGGTATCCTCGTCCATCAAATCCCAGGCAGCACGGAGAGTCTTTTCCGGGTGGGCGGAGACATGCTTCCTATCAAGCCGCGCTTGCTCTGACTCCCTGGTTCCTGGCGGCATGGAGTGGAAGCGTTCATGCCGGGCCTTTGTGACTTGGACAATCTTCTCAGGCGTGAGCAGCGGCTTGGTTTCCGTGACAGGTTTTCCCAGGGTCGTAATCCAAGTGAAGGTGATCTCGCCATCCTCAATCTTCGCTTTGCCCTCCTGCCGAATAGTGGGGAACTCCATCCCATGAGATTCCTCCTTGTCGGAGATAATGGACTTCGCCAGCTCCCCCGGATTGTCTTTGTACTCGTGGGCCATCATCGAATCCTCATGGTGTAGAGGGTGCCGGGTTCTTCCTCGCGGGCACCCCGCTCGAGCACCAGCCGGCGCAGGGTATCGTTCTCCTTGTCTACGACAAACAATGCCTCCGGGTGGTCGATCCCGAACTGCAAAGCCAGCCCTCGAGCTGTGGCCAGGGCGTAGGTGATGAGCTCGCTGGCAACCATGCGACCGAGAGGAGTGCGTCCTATGCTCAATTCGTGGACTAGGAACACTGGCCGGAATGCCAACGCTCCAATTAAGTCTTCTTCACCCAACTGACTCACCACAATCACGTCCCGACCTTCTGTTACGTCGCCGAGCTTGCCGTTCAACAGGGCTTTGAGCATCGGAGCATCGACCGGGGTGTAGAGGCGCGTCTGCATGTCTAACTCACTGGCGGGCCGCCGTAGCGGCCACGGTGTTTCTTCTTGGGCAATCCCCGTTCTTTGGTAGCTGCGTAGTCGTGGAGTTGGCCTTGGGTCATGCTCAACACGCCTCGGTTGCGCTTATAGAGCTTTCCGGGCTGGTGCTCAGCGATGGCCATTAAACGGCGCTGCCTTACTGAGACGGATTGAGCAAGACTCTCCAGTTCATGTAAAGATTCATCCGTCCAGGAATTGAACGCAGAAATACCAATGAACCGCTCGGCTTTCCGCTCTCATAGCCATAGGCCCAACATTCCAGATCGTCTTTCACCAAGGCTATATCACGCCTGCGTTGCTGGTCTGGGGTTAGAGTTGAAACCCTATCGCTCATGGCTTCTCCTCGCTTGCTGTTAGGTGGCGCCGGCCATCGTATCTTACATAAAGCCCGTTCTCGGAACTTGCCTTTGTTGGCAGCACTGGCTTTAACTCAGTCGGCTTTTTATCTGCAACACCCAACACAACATCTTGTGGCCACCTAGTCCCTAAAACCAACTACCGCTACTCTGCGCCTTCCCAAACCGCTGGGCCCATTTCGCGTGCGCTTGCACCGCAAAACGCTCCTGGTTGGTCAAGGCCGCCAGATCTTCCGGCGTCCGGTCGGCCCGCTTGGGCCGGGTCATCAGGATATAGCGCAGCCAGTCCACCGCGTGGTCGTCCCCGGTGTACTTCAGCCGGGCATTCTCCGTCACTTCGCTTTGAAGCGCTTGCATTTCGCGGATCAGGTTCGGGCACCGACTCGCCACAATGAACAGCGAGGGTGAACCGCGCGTCTGGAGCAAGGGGTGGACGTGGTTGGGATTGACGCGCAGGTGCTCTCGAATCAGGTTGATTCCGATGCCGATTTCCGCCCGGTGGCCCGCGCGGAACATTGTCAGTCCCTGCCGGCGGTACTCGTCCAGCACGGAATAGAGCGCGTGCTGGCCTTGCAGGGTCTTGGAGTCGGTCGAGGGGTCGATGACGCCGTAGTCGAACGCCTCTTGCCCGCGCTTCCCGGAAACGTGCCCCTGACTAAATTCGTCCAGCAGCTCCCGCATGGCGACCGCATGCTCTGAGATCAGCTTGTTCTTCTGGTAGTACTCGGCCAGGACAAACACGTTCTCGCTTTGGTCGATGCCGACGACCCCCATCGAAGTTACTCCGGTGTCGCCGTGGTCGAGGCCACCCACCAGTCTCAACCCTCGGTGGTCCATGGCTTCGATCAGGTGGACAGCCGGGTCAAATTCGTCAAACACCATGCCGGAGAATTTATCCCAGCGCCCCATCAGGTGCCCGATGCGGAGTTGCTTCGGCATGGCGTCCAACAGGCTGCCGTACTCGGAGCGCTCGATGAAGTACATGAAGCGCTGCTTGTCCGGCCACCCGTAGTAGTCCGCTTCGGTCAATCCATCCTCGGCCAGAGCTTTGCTGGCCCACTCGACGTTATCCCAGCCGTAGGCTTGCAGGAACACGAAGTCTTCCGCCCGTTCCCGCTCGTGGTACTGGCGGTCAATGAAGATCCGCCGGATATAGGCATGCCCGACTCCGCCGGGGTTCATGGTCAGGATCATCTTGGGTACGATCGGGCTGTCGCCGGCCCAGCGGTTGCACGTGCGCAGGAACTCAATCTCCCCCTGGGTGAGCTTGGTGGCCTCGTCCACGTAAATGTCGGCGTACTGCTTGCCCTGAAACTCTTCGATATCCCCCTGGTGCTCGGCGTAGCCGAACTTAATGAGCGATGGCGGGTCGGTCGGGATCGTCAATTCCCGGTGCTGGGTGTTGTACCAGGCCCGCATGAAGGGATACTGGCGAAAGAGCGGTTGCAGATGGTTCTCCCAGAGATCGTTAAAGGTGCGCCGAAAGAGCAGGCCGGCCGTCCCAGGGTAGGCGAACCGGCGAATGAGCATCACCGCCCGGGTGCCGTGGGACTTCGCCCCGCCCCGGCTCCCCCCGTAGCCGATCACACTCTCCGGCGCCTCTTCGACCAGGCGCAGCAACTCGCGCTGCTTGGGTTGCAGGGGAACTTCTATCTTGAGCGTTCTACTTTCGGTCGCCGCCAACATGCTGTATCACTACCTCAATGCGGGTGGGCTTGTCCTGGTCCGGGTCAGTGAAAAGTTTCAGGTGCTTGCCAAGCAACTCCAAACTGCGGTTCTTGTCCGCCAGGTGGATGCGAACGCGCTTGACTTCCCGCGCCGCCTCGCCCCGACCCTCGGTGTACTCGTCCACCGTGATCTGCTGGATGGCCGCGGCTTGCTCCCTGGTCATGGCCGACAGGTCAACATAGGCGCTGCCATCCTTTTGCACCCTGATGAAGTCGCTGATGTTGGAGAAGCCCATCTTGGCGAGTTCGGCCAGCACTTTGTCGGCGCTGATCTCCAGCTT